ATGATATTCGGGTTGATGCCGTGCATACTGGCGAAGGTATCGACTGCTTCGTCACCGTTGAACTTGTCAGCAACCTTCGGGTCCATCTGAGCTAGTTGTGCAGTGAAGCCGTAGACAGCCTGGATGTTGGTGGTACCAAGAAGCTTTTGGGCTTGTGCAAGGATTGAGGTGTACTCAACCTTGAGGTCTTGGTTCTGGAGTTCTTTGGGGGGCGTTGGGAAGAAGCCCTTCCTGCTGAGGATACCAAACGCCCTCTCGATGAGCGGATCAAACAGCTCGTCGTTGAAGCGCTCCATGACCGGCCCAAGGATCAGCACTTTCTCCGCGTGGTACTCTTCTACTTCCCTCGCCGTCTTACGGTCAGACGTCTCACCCTGGATCAAAGTCTGCATAACGTCTTCGAAGTAACAGCGTTTGATGAAGCCTTGATAGCGCTGTATCTTCAAGTCGATTTCTTTAATAGAAGGGTTTACTTCACGGACAGGTCTGGCGCCAGCATGGGCGGATGCGGCCAGGTTGTCTATATACGTTTCCCCTCCGGGAAGCATACCCTTGAACTGGTTGCGGAGACTGCTGTCAACCAAGTAGTGCGGACGCACGTACCAGTCGACGGCTTGTGTTTCTCTTTTGTCTGCAAGCTGCAAGGCGCGGTTGGAGCCAAGGCAGTCGATGCCAGGGCTGCTGGTGCCGTAGCAGCTTTCGTCGTAGAGGTCCCAGCGAGGGGCCATGATCGGGAACTCGTCGAAGCCACTCTTGCGGAGGAACTTGCCCCAGTCTTCGCCCCACTCAAACCAGACGGAGCGAAATGGTTTGTCTGCGTTGGAGAAGCTGGCGCAGTCGCGACTGTCGTTGGGTTCGATTGCTTGGCATACTTCAATTTCCATTTCGTACTGCTGAGAGTCGTACATGCTCTTTACGGTAGGGGAAACATTCTCCATACCGAACTGCTGCACTAGTTGGCGCACAGTCATTGGGAAGCGGCGGTACATGCTGTCGCAGCGGTTGTGATTGTTTACTGCGATGAAGTATTGACCCGGCATAAAGTGACTGAAGCGAAGGATCGTCTTATCATCTTCAAGGCACGACATGCAGGAGGTCGCGAAGTCACCGCAGTCACCATAGACGAGCGGGAGGATTTGGTAAAGGTTTGACTTAGCGAATGCTTCGTGCAGTAGAACTTCTACGTTGTAGAGCCAGGCCTTGACCGGGGCGAATGCGTTGAGGTCAGTGTGGGGGGTGTTGACCTTGAACCACGGACGGGCCGGGCTGGTTAGGCCTGCCATCAGTCCACTGCGAAGGGTTCTGCTGGCGAGGGTTGCAGTCGGGTCGATGATACAACGATCTGCCCGGCGCCCTTTGTCGTACTTGATAGTTGTGTTGATACGAACTGCATTAGGCCTAACATGATCGGAGATGTCTTGCCAGAGTGGGAGGAACGACTGGCGCTCGTTGTCCATAGAGTAATAGCGCTGCTCGAAGTGGTTTCGAAGACGATAGTTCTCTGTTTTGTCTTGGCTCTCTTCGGACATGCGTTACGCTCCGATTAAGGACTTTCCAGTTTGTGGGTACATCATCGCAGTAGATTGAACACCCTGCGAGCTAGTGAGCGTTGTGTTACTAGCAGCTGCGCGCTGGCGTTGCATGGCTGCCATCTCCGAACTTACGGCGTCGCCTTGTGCGGCTTGTGGCGCGGGCGCTGGTAGTGGTATTGCTTGGGGGCTTCCACCAAAGCACATTGTTAATCCTCCCCTGCGTATGGGTCATAGTCCCTGAGTGTTTGCTCACCCTTCTTCCCGAGTGGGCCAGTACCTTCTAGTTGTTTGTATACTGGGAAGGCGAAGGACAGGAGCCAGGCGTCAAGCTTCCCCGGCGACCTGCCCAGTCTTTTCTTAATCTCCTTCTTAGACTCAAGCTGCACTTTACCGTCTGTGCGGCTGACGACTTCCGGGCAGAGGATGTCTTCTCGCAGCTCGTGGTCTTCAGGTAACGACCCGCCGTCCTTCAGCCACTGCTTCGCGTCATTAGCCATTTCCGCGCGCTTGTTTAGGAAGCCGGGCTTGGAACCTGCTCCCGAGAACCAGACGATTTGCCAGTGTCTGCCCCAGGTGCGGCCAGCTGAGATGATGCCGGTTCCAAAGCCACCATCAACAAATACTGCGTCTGCCTTCTCATCATCTTCGATGCCTGCGATGATCTGGGCGATTTGGATGTCGTTGTCGTTCTTCGGTACGCTACGGAGGATCTTGAATGTCAGTCCTTGCCGGCGCCCAATCTCCAGTACGTCGTCACCTTCGAACGCTGGGTCAACAGTAATAATAACAGGCGCGAAGTCGTATTGGTCCTTGCGTAGTTCCTTACCAAAGGCGCCGTCGACATCTTCTACTGAGAAGAACTGCCGGGCAGACATGGAAGGGAACATGCCGCGGACTCGGACTTTGACTATGTCGCTGTCTATGCCGTAGTCCTCTATTAGTTCGTTGATGAAGACTTTATTGGCAATTCGACTGGTCCTACTATCAATCTGCCTGTGCATCCATCTATGCTTGAAACGACCAGTGATGCATTCGCGGAACATCCCAGTGTTACGGGTAGGGTTTCCGAATACAGCCCAAATGATCTCCGTATTGGTGTCTGTAAGTGCGCCAGTGGTTACCTCCCAAATACTGTCTGGGATGGTCGATGCTTCATCGAAGAGGATCAGTAAGCGCTTGCCTTCGTTATGAAGCCCGGCGAAAGACTCAGTGTTGTGCTCCGACCAAGGTACTGCGTCAATGCGCCAGGTCTTTTCATGTGCCGGGTCGATTGAGTAGATAGCAGTAGATGCTAGCTTGAACCAGTGCTTGATGATGCACAGTCGATACCATTTGGCGAGGTTGGCCCAGGTCTTTGTCCGGAGCTGCGTTTCGGTGTTAGCCGTTACTACTCCAAGGGTGTCTTCATGAGTGCTGAGAGACCAGAGAATCAACCAGGAGACTAGCGCACTTTTGCCTATGCCGTGGCCGCTTGCTACTGCTATGCGTATGGCCTCAGCAGGACTCAGCAGCCCATTCCCGATTGCCTTGAGTATCTCTGTCTGCCACTCGTCAGGGCCGTTGTGACTCAGTAAGTCCCCGGTGCCCCAGGCAAAAGAATACATCGTCCACTTGTACGGGTCCTTAGCCATGGATGCCATATCGAGGATCATTAACGCATCGGCGGACTTTGGCTCAGCAGCCATTAGCAGCGCCTGCCTGTTAGTGCTAGGTATGCTACAGCGTTTGCCTGCCGGAGCGCTTCTCGGTTACCGTACACCTCAGGGTGATCGGTTATCTTAAGGATAGCCAGCAGTGCCTCCTTTGCTCCTATATGCTCCTTAGGTATCTTAGGCATTGACGCTCTCCAGTAATTCCGCTTCAGTGTCCTCGATGAGGTTGACTACGGCGCTGGCGCGAAGGCGCGCCGCTTGTACAGCATCAGCCAGGGCATTGGAGACATCATGCTCGACTGCAACACGCTCCCCGAACATCTTGGGCTGCTCCTTAGTCATCTGCCACTTCTCAGCGTCAATTACTACTCTTGCACTGTTGGCATCAAGCGCCCCGGCTAGGACCATCTCAGTGATGGAGTCAATCTTGTCTCCACGGGAGTAGGCCCTGAAGGCCCGGGACTCATTGTACTCGGCTAGGAACTCTTTGTCGTCATGCAGCCAGTCCATGACGATGTCGCGGGCTGGCATCAGCTTATCCATACAGATGGAGTAGAGATTCCCCTTGTTCCGTACCAGCCGGCAAATCTCTTCCTTCACAGCATCCATGTGCATGAAGCGCCCGTCTGTATAACGCTTAGCCCAGTCGGGCCGACCTTCGTTGTCTGGTGTGCTGGAATTTTGCGCCATGTGCAGGTTCCCTTTAGTGTTGCGGAGGACTGTACACGGTTGCCGGGGCCGTGTCAAGAATTATTTTAAAGGCCCGCGCCGGCACTACCACTGCACCACAACGCTTTCAGAAATGTAATATTTCTACATTTACTACTGACACCACGAACCATTCCAGCATGCTGGTTGCCGAGGTTGTTTTGTTTGCTGAGAGTTTAAATTTATATTTTATATTTTTTATTTTTTGGTCTTATCGATCGCGTAGCAGAGCCTGGGGGGGGGTGGCCCTGGGCAAATACAGCACTAAGGTACGCTAGAGCCGAGGATGTTCCACGTGGAACATCTGTGTGACCAGCCAGCTGCCGGATCGCGGGCTTTCATTGGCACCAGCGATGGATCGCGATGGATCGCCATGGGTTGGATCGCGATGGGTTGGAGCTGCACTCCCAGTTACATCGTTATTCCGAGCGTGTGGAGGTGTGATCGATGGAGAGAGATGTGTACTAGCAGCTAGTAGCTGGTTGGCAGTGATTGGTAGCTGTGTAGATTTGCTACTCAGTGGTGAGTAGGTTTGTTACACAACGGCGGAAACGTGTGTCTTTTCAATAGGTTAGACATGTTGGCATGGTTTGTGAAACGCGGGCGTTTCGGTGGTGTGAAGCCCTCGGTGGAGTGTACCTCATTTCAGGTATAGCGCACCTCATTTGAGGTAGGTCTTAATGCTGTGTCTTTTCGGCTAGTTGCGGGGATAGTCGTATAGTTAGGGGTAATTATATGCCTGATATGCGGTATGGAGTGTTTTGGTGGTGGTGATAGGTCAGGTGTGCAACAGGATAATACTGGCGTAATTTCGGCATGTTGGAGGTAATATCATGAAAGCATGAATGTTGGCACCTGAGTTGCAATGATATAGGCGTGGAACGAAACAACGGGGTAGCAACTAACCAGACGGGAGGATGGTATGGTAACGATAATTGATGTAGAACGTGGGTACAACGATAGAATGGCTGGATTTTACGACAAATGGTATCGGTACAATCGGAAGGATGAGGGCGCAGAGTATGATAAAGGCGTAGTGCTCGCGGCAAACAATACCGAGTGCAAAAATGAATGTGTTATTATTGAGTGCAACTAACCAGCCGGGAGTCTAGACCGACAATACGTCCACGGGGACACAACAAACGGAGGTTTTATGAGAAGCAAGGTGATGTATTGCACGCAATGCGGAGAGCATATCGGATTAACCAGGATACGTGGTCATGCCATGTGTGAGGAATGTTTTAAAAACACAAAAGCGGCTATGTATAACAAAATGAAACCGGTAAAACTACATAGTTCTTTAATGCCGTTGCTCATGGATATTGCACAAACCATGACTGGCGTGGAGGAGTATGTCATGGTTGTTGAAGCGGCTAACGAGAGAATTGTTGTACGGTACAATGATGAAACGGAACAAATTATATTCCCGTTTTAACTACTATCCTGATGAGTCCGATAGGACGAAACGTCGTGAGACGTCGGTGGCTTACACCTCGGCATTAGTGCCGAATCTTTGGAGTATGGGAGAAAAGACCATGAGTGAAAACAACGGAGCGGTGAAA